TGAACAAACAAAAAGCTCAAGAAGTATTAATCAATGCTGTAAAAATTGCAGTAAAGAATGGAGTATTTGAACTAAATGATTGTGCTGTAATTGCACAAGCTGTACAGGTATTAACAACACCTGATCCGAAACCAGAAGAAACTAAGAAGAAATAATTGCACTATTTTTAAATAAGTTATATAATATATACATGTTAATCTCACTTAATAGGCGACTATTCAAAGAAGACCCTGTATATAGATTCTCACGCTCTTTTAAATGCACACCAGATACATGGAGAAATGTTTGGCGTAAACATAAGATACTTGATTACACAGAAGATGAAGCATATGAATACTTAGTATTTATCCTTAGAGTAAACATAAGAAAAGAACGCTTTAAACGATGGGTAAAAAGAACAGAAGCATATAACAAAGCTCAAATAGCAATACAAAAAGGAGCAACACAAGTAACTAAAGACTATTTTGGAAACTTACAAGAGTTCGTACTAAGAGAAATAACCAAAAATGATTAACTTTTAATAATAAACTTGCATAATATGCAGGTTTTGTTGTATAATAAGATACATATGAATATTAAACCGTACGAAAAAAACGCTAAAAAACATCCAAAGAAACAAATAGAGCAAGTAGCAAACTCCATTAAGGAATTTGGAATGAACCAACCTATTGTAGTAGATAAAAATGGTGTTATTATTGTAGGTCATGGAAGATTTGAAGCACTAAAACATCTTGGATGGGAAGTAAAACCTGAATGGGTAAAAGTTGTAGACCTCACAGAAGAACAAGCAAATGCGTATAGGCTAGCAGATAATAAACTAAACGAGTCCGACTGGGATATGTCTTTAGTAATTGAAGAACTAAAAGGATTGTCCCCTGAAATGCTTGATCTAACAGGATTTGAAAAGGATTTAATAATTGAACCAGACGAAAAGGATGACGAAGTACCTGAAACACCTGTACAACCAAAGAGTAAACTAGGCGACCTTTATGAACTAGGTGAACATCGTGTACTTTGTGGGGATAGTACAAAGATAGAGGATGTGGAACGGCTTATGAATGGAAAGAAGGCGGATATGGTGTTCACTGACCCACCGTATAACGTGGATTACTCTGGAAAAGGTAAAAAAACCAAAGAAGGTATATTAAACGACAAAATGAGTGACGAAGCGTTTGATATATTTTTAGTGGAAGCATTTAAAAGAATAGCAGAAAATACAAAACGAACAGCAGGGTGCTACATATTCCATAGTCACAAAACAGCGAGTGACTTCGAGAAAGCTCTAGCACTGACGGGATTTTTGATAGACACTCAATTGATATGGAACAAACCGTCAGTGGGGATGGGGATGAATGACTATCGCACTAAGCACGAGCCTTTTTACTATGCTTATCTATCGAAAGAGGACAAGAACTTTTATGGAGATAGAACTGGAACAACAGTATGGAAGATACCTCAAGATGATGAAAAAGCTCTTAAGTGGTTTAAACGACAACAAGAATCTTTAGAACAAGGAAACACAACGGTATGGACAATGAGTAGAGCAAACGTAAACGAGTACGTCCATCCAACGCAAAAACCTGTAGAGCTTCCTGCTGTAGCAATAACTAAGTCGTCAAAACCAGATGATATTGTGCTTGATACCTTCCTCGGAAGCGGTACAACCCTGATAGCATCAGAAAAGACAGGTCGTATTTGTTACGGCATGGAGCTTGACCCTAAATACATAGACGTAATAGTCCAACGGTATGTAGACTACACAGGTAATGAAAACATTAAACTTAACGGAAAAGACATTGTATGGAAGAAAACACAGTAAAAACAGCAGAAAAACAGCTACCTGGTGTTCCTTTTACTAAAGATGATCCAAGAATAAATAGAAATGGAAGACCAAAAGGCAGTGAAGATTTTAAAACTAAATTCTATAAGGTTATAGATAAGCTAGCAAAACAAAACAACATAACAGCAGAAGAAGTTGAAGAGCAGATACTACTTGTGGGTTATAAGAAAGCTAAAGATGGAGATTATAGCTTTTATAGAGATTTAATGGATAGATTGCATGGTAGACCTATCCAAAAACAAGAAATTACAGGTGCAGATGGAAAAGATTTGATACCAGAATCCATATCACAAGAAGATAAAGAAAAACTACTTGGACTACTTAAATAAACTATGACAAAACAAGCCTTACAAAGAATGCTCGAAGGAACACCAGAAGAAAGGAAATTCCTAGCAGAGAACTCCTTTGGGCTTTTTTGTGTTTATTACTTTTCAGATTATTTTAAATACGCATTAGCAGATTATCACTACGACTTCTTTCAGGATTGTCATGATCTGGTAGATAATAAGATAAGAGAGGTAGCGTGGATTGCATTTCGTGAATCAGGTAAAACAAGTATAGCTAAACTATTCGTTATCTGGCTTATTGCTACAAAGAAACGATTATATATCAACGTGGATTCATTCGATAAAGAGAACGCAGAGCGTATTTTGTTTGATGTTGCCTTTGAAATGACTAATAACAAGCGACTACAAGCAGATTTTGGTGTATTGTTCAGTAAGCAAAAAGGTATAGAGGATATTAAACAAACCCGTATTAACAACTTCGTATGTGAGAACGGAGTACGTGTAGAAGCACACAGTACACAGGAATCAGTACGAGGGCGATTGCATGGTCACCAACGACCAGATTGTCTTATCCTTGATGATATTGAAACCAATAAGACAAAGGATAGCCAGGCTTACACAAAACAAGTAGCAGACCATATTTCAGAAGCTATGGCAGGTATGTCACCTGACGGATTCATGCTATATCTAGGAAACTACATTACAGAATACGGTAACATAGCAAAACTATTTGAGCGTGAAAAAAATGACACTGGTATTCGAGTGCGTAATATTCCAGTGATATTACCTTCAGGATTGCCCGCATGGACCGCAAAATATGCCATTACAAACGAGGAAGCTAAGATTACGGGGAAAGTATCAATCGAGGATAAACAAGTCCAATTAGGGTCTCTTGTGTTCTCATACGAAATGATGAACAAACCAATCGATGAGATGTCAGCAGAGTTTAAAAAGCAATACGCTCAATTTGAAGTAGAAGAAAATGTAAAGCAAAAAGAAACGAACTGTTTCATTACCATTGATAGTGCTGTATCAGAAAAAGATAGTGCGGATTATACTGGGATAACAATCAATCGTATATCTATTGATAACAAGTGGTATATCAAGACTTACCGAATGAAAATCAATAGTAAAGACCTTATCGACCATCTTTTCTATCTAAAACAAACATACAATCCAACCTTTATTGGACTAGAAGAGACTACTTTCACAATGGCAATCCAACCATTCCTAGAAGAGGAGATGCGGAGACGAAATAGTTTCTTTACAATAACCCCAGTAAAACATAAAGGAGTAAATAAAGAACAAAGAATACGAGGATTAATTCCACGATGGGAAAACAAATCAATCTTTTTAGTGGGGGATAACTTTGAACTACTGGAGGAAATGAGAACATTCCCTAACTCTATGCACGATGACGTAATTGATTCACTTTCAATGCAGTTACACCATGCAAAAGCCCCCTATAGAAAACCAGTCGCAATGATGACAAAGAAAACAGACGATAATCCAGCAATATAACTTGCATGACTAAAAGTCTTTATGGTATAATATATCTAACATGGCAACAAAAAAGGTCGCTATAGCAAAAAAAGAAAATATTATAGAACAAACTCCTAAGAAGGAGTATTTGTTGTGGTTAAAATTTAATGACCAGGAGTTTACTATTGAAACTGACGATATAAAAGAAGCCTTATTATCAATTAAACCAGCAGTTCTAAAAACTAGAATTTTACTCAAGATACAGAAAGGAACGCAGGTATGTGATAAAATATTGTCAGGTATGCAAGCTAAACAAGTATTTAGAAACAAACTAGCTATGACAGTATTTCTAAATAGACTAATTTTCAAATAAACATATGGAATACAAAAACCCTTACGACTACATTGTCGCAGAACAAAATAATTATAAAACAGTGCGAGTTCCAATTTCAGATAGTGTAGATTGGAATATGCCAGAACACATTGAACGATGTTTTAATGTATCAAATGGTTGGTATCACAAAGGAAAAAACGATGGTACACGCCCATATCAAGATATTGTTACACCAATCGTAAATGTTGCACAGCGTTCAGAAGGATTTGATGTAAAAGATATTGTGCCTTTTGTAAATCAACCAGACGCAGATCATCTTTCATTCCTAATTAAAAAATATCATCCAAAATGGGCTAGAAAAAATGAACTCGACACATTTATTGATGAGTTAGTAACAAGTTCTATTGTCTATGACCTCGCTTTGGTAAAGAATATCAATAAACAACGACCAGAGTTAGTACCATTACAGAAAATTGCATTTTGTGACCAGACAGACATTATGTCAGGACCTATATGTTTAAAACACCAATACACAGTAGAACAACTAAGTGAATTTAAAGGTAAATGGGACGATGCTAAAATCGAGGAGGCTATAACCATGTCTCTTGCAGAAAAAGTACAAGCAAATATCAATAAATCAAAAGTTAAAACACCTGGTAAATACATTGAAGTATTCGAATTACGAGGAACACTTCCTGAATCTTGGCTAAAAGATGGCGGAGATTCACTAACTTTTATACCTCAAATGCATATCGTATGCTTCTATACATCAGGAAATGGTGAAAAGAATGGAATTACTCTTTACAAAGGAAAAGATAAAAAACTATCTGATACATACAAAGCTCTCGTAATTAATCCAGTATTTGGACGAGCTTGTGGAAAATCAATCGTTGAAACATTGTTTGAACCTCAAGTATGGACAAACTACTCTGCAATTAAAATTAAATCATTGCTTGATAGTGCTATTACATTATTCCAAACAGACAGTGAGGAATTAGCAGGTCAGAAACTTACAGAACTTGCAAACAACACAATCATTAAACATGAAAAAGGGAATCCTATTTCAAAAGTTGATGGAACACTGCAAAATCTCCCTGCCTTTACGAATTACCAAGTAGGATTAGAAAACTCGGCTCGTGTTCTAGGTTCTGCGTCAGACGCACAATTAGGAACTAACCCAACTTCAGGGACACCATTCGCATTACAACAACTCGTTGTACAGCAAGGTCAAGGTATCCATGAATTTCGTCAAGGTAAAATCGCTACATTCTTTGCAGACGTACTTTATCGAGACTTTATCTTGGAGATGCTCATGAATGACCTAAATAATGGTGTTACATTCTCTGAAGAATTAACACTTGATGAGATGCAATGGGTAATCAAACGAATGGTAGAGGGAGAAGTTGAAGAAAAGATTAAAAACCAAATCCTAACAACTGGTATCGTACCTACAAAACAACAACGAGATGTTCTAGAGCAAGAACTCGAACAAGAGATGATGAAAAAAGGAAATAAAAAATTCCTTGAAATCATCAAAGATGAATTACGAGATATTCCAATGGACGTTATGGTAAATATCAAAGGGAAGCAACGCTATATGGCACAAAATGCAGACAAGATTACAAACATGATTAAATTTGTACTCTCAAACGCAGATGCACTAGCTAAATTCCCAGATATTGGAGGTGCAATCAATCAGTTACTAGAGGAATCAGGAATGAGTGCTATTGATTTTGCAAACACTATTAAATCAGTGTCTACTCCACCAGAAGCTACGGCACAGCCACAATTACAAGAACAAGTAACCGCATAAAATTATGGTAAAAGAACACTTAACAGACTTAGAAATTGAGAAAATTGAAGCTTTTTGTACAGATGAACAGATGATGGAAGCTGTACGAAAAGTATTATTAGCAAATGTTTACTACATGGGAGCGTTGAAAAAAGGAGAGAAACTTGAACCTAAAAACCAAGCATTCAATCTTTTAGTAGCTGCTTACCAAAATGGAAACCAAGTATCAAACGAAGTTCTAGGACAAGAAGTACGAGGTCTCTATGAAGGTGTAAACATGGTGGAACAAGCATTCGGTCACTTGAAATCAATCAAGAAACCAAAATCTAATGTCGAGACACCTTATAACGAAGCAATATAATTATGGCAAATAAATACAAAAATATTTCAGCATCTAACCTAGTTAAAACAGGGTTTGGTACAATTTCAGCAGTGATTGTGAACTCACATACTTCTGGTACGATCAAACTTTGGGATAACACATCAGCTGCTGGAACAGTAATTTGCAACACTATTACATTAGCGGTAGGTGAACGAGTAATTGATTTAGAAAGTATCTCTTTCAATACAGGACTATATGTAACTATTGGAGGGACAGCAGACGTGACTATTGTTTATTCGTAATCAATAGTTGACGCTTAATTATTAAAAATGTTATAATATAACTAATCAAGAACCCGCAACTTTGTAAAATAGCGGATTAACTAGAACATCACTATGACAAACGATGAAACAACTCCTATTGTGGGACAGGATGATAATGAAACCACTAACGAAGAGGTAGTTGATACTACTGACTCAAACCAAGAAGATGATTCTGAAGAAGATTCAACTGATTGGAAAGCAGAAGCTCTAAAGTACAAGGCTATCTTAGACCGTAATAAGAATAAGAAACCTGAAACTAAAAAAGCATCTACTTCAAATGACTTGGATTATGGTGCAAAAGCTTTCTTAGCAGTACAAGGTATTAAGGGTGCAGACGAATTGAAACTTGTAAAAGATTTCATGGCTAACACTGGTAAAGACCTTGATAGTGTTGTAGAAAGTAAACATTTCAAAGCAGAACTTGATGAAATGCGAGAGCTTAAAAGAACAGCAGATGCTACTCCTACTGGAAACAGACGAACAGGACAATCAGCACGAGATAGTGTTGAATATTGGATTGCAAAAGGTGAATTACCTCCACAATCTGATGCAGAACTACGCCGTAAGGTTGTAAATGCTCGTATGAAAAAAGAAGGAAGTGGTGCTGTATTCTATAACGGATAATCACTATAATTTTTGTTATTTGTAAACTTAATAATTAACTAACATTTAAAATTTATGGCTATTGCTTATAAAGAAGAATTTGAGACAAAGCTCCAAGAGCGTTTATCAGAAAACAACAAGTGGAAAGAAGTTTGTAAAGTAACTTATACTGATGCAAACACACTTCACAATCCTTACCTTACAGATGCTACTGTAGCAACTGGAACACGAGGAACAGGATACACTTCAGTAGCTGTTGCAACAACTGACGATACCGTAGTAATTGATACTTACGAATATTCAGCAATGCACATTGACCGAGCGGATCTTGCACAAAAAACATTCACAGACTGGATGGAAATTGCAGATAACATGGCTATCAAATTGAACGAAGCTATCGAAACAGCAATGCTTGCAGCTCACGCACAGTGGACAAACTTTGACAACGCTTCTATCGGAGGTGTTGCAGGAAACATCACTGTATCTGAATCTAACATTGACGACATTATCGCTGGTATCGCTCGAGAAATTCGAGAAGCTAACGGTGAAGCTAAAATGGAACGAGACGGAGCATTCATTATCTGGCGAGCAGCAGACTTTGAAAAGGTGCAAAAATATGCAGCTGCACAAGGTTTCTCTACAGCAGATGATGTATTGAAAAATGGAATCAAACAAGGATTCAAATACATGGGATTTGAACACTACAGTTCAAACAAACATGCTGCAGGACACTTGTTCGCAGGTGTTAAAAAAGCATTCCACGTTGGAATTGTAAAATCTACTTACGGTCTTATGACAGAAGTTATGAACCCAGTAGTAGGTGGAGCACAAATTTCAGGTATTGGTTTGGAATCACGAGTTGATTACAAATTCAAAGCTTGGAACAATGTTGCCCCAGTTCTCTTCGATGTACTTGTAGCGTAATCTTATATAGTCGTCTCTATTATTAGAATATAACTATATAAACTTATGGCAGGATTTTTATCTAATTTTCCGTTCATTAAAGGATTGACCTTTAAAGCACAGGAATTGACCCCAAACAGTTCACAAGGAATTGGTAACAGTATTACTTCTGGTGTAAAAGTAGTTAAACTACTTGCTAACGCTAACGATGCGAACGACTTTACAGTTTTACCATCTCTAGCTTCAGTACCAGACGGACATACAATTACTATTCTCGCAGGAACAGCAGCTAACTCTGAACTTAGAACCCCAGCATCGTCTAATGAGAAAATCAACGGACAAGATTCTGATGGAACTAAGGAGGCTCTTTTAACAGCAACAAGTGTGTACACAGTTACAAAATTGAGTACATCAGCAGGTTGGATGTTGGAAGGACGAACAAACATCGGTGCATATGAAACCGCTGTAATCCCAGACTAGTTTTCTAACTCTTACCCTAGTTCTTTACAACAAAATACGGTATACTTATATTATGTATAAAAATTATAAAAACCCAGTAGCTCGCTCATCTTATTTAAAAAAATATAGGATTGAATGGGCTAGAAAGAATAAATCATCTATAGGTGATTATATGAGAAATTATATGAAAGCTTATAGGTTAAAAAATAAAGAAAAAATTTCATTGTCTAGAAAGAGATATTCAGATAAAAACACTTTATCAAGCCAAAAATATAGAAAGGAATACAGAAAAACTGTACATGCAAGATATTCCAAATATAAATATGGTGCGACAAAGAGAGGTTATGTATTTGAAATTAACTTTAAGTTTTTTAATGAGTTAATCAATAGTGATTGTCATTATTGTGGATCAGTTGATTCAATTGGTATTGATAGAAAAGACAATACATTGGGATACAGTAAAGATAATTGCTTATCATGTTGCACATCTTGCAATATGATGAAACGTGGTCTTGACTATGATTATTTTATAAATAAATGTAAAAGCATTTCGTATTTTGTTGTAAAGGCAGGGGTTGGAGATTAGCAAATTAACGCTAAATATATGTCATTAAATTTCACACAAATAAAATCCCTAATAGATAGAAACTGTAAATCTGATGATACATCTTACCCAGTAGCAGATAAGACAGCGGATATTAACCTTGCATGGGACAGGGCAATTTCACTTATATTTAAATCAAGTGGTACATGGCAATTTGATGATAGCAATCATACTGACTATCCAATCATTATGACAAACCTTGTTGCTGGTCAAAGAGATTACTCATTTACAACAGACGAACAAGGAAATCTTATTCTAGACATTTACAAGGTAATGGTAAAAAACGCAGATGGATATTTTGAGGAAATTTATCCAGTAGACCAACAATCAGATAGTGACACAGGTTCATTTTATGACGGTCGAGATGCACAAGGTAGACCTTACCGATATGACAAAACAGCAAACGGTATATTCTTAGACCCTGTACCAAATGAAAATGTTACTAATGGATTGAAAATATTTATCAATCGAGAAGCTTCATACTTCACTACAGCAGATACTACTAAGAAACCAGGATTTGCTGGGCTATTCCATGAATATCTAGCACTTCGACCATCATTCCAATATGCGTATCGTAACGGATTGAGTAATACTAATGCTCTACAAAACGAAATGGATAAAATGGAGAGTGACCTTAAAAAATATTACCGAGATAGAACAAGAGATGAGAGATTGATTATTACTAGTCAAACAATAAGCAGTATTTAATTATATGAGTACATGGGACAATCTTGAAAAATCAGGAAACACAGAAGGATGGGAATATGATGAAACGAATCTCCTTTATGATTCAGAAACTGACCCTGACGGAAACTCAACTGTATATTACGACACTATGGGAATCGCAGTTTCAATTACTAATGTTATAAAACACTAATTATGTCTACAAATTTTCCTACAACCTTAGATACCTATACAAACCCATCAGGAATATCTGCAGTGGGTGTTGATGTTGGAGGTCGAACACACAGTGAATTTCATTCAGACAATAACGATGCTATTGAAGCATTGCAAACTAAAGTAGGTATTGATGGTTCAGCAGTGACTACTTCCCATGACTATAAACTTTCTGGCGTAACAGGTAGTGATAAAGCTGTATCTAAAACAGGTTCAGAGGTTTTAACAAACAAAACCATTGACGGTAACAATAACACTCTCACTGTCCTATCATCACAAATTTCTGGTAATGTTCCACTTTCTAAAGGTGGGACAGGAGCTTCTCTATCCGATCCAAACGCAAACAAATTATTAGGGTGGAATGATAGTGACGGTGCAATGAAATTTGCTACAGTAGGTTCAGGTCTTTCTTTCGACGGTAACACGCTTACAGCTTCATCAACTAACCTCACTACAAGTCAGGTAGCCAATGAAGACCTGACAGCAGGTACTCCAGTTGGTATTGCATCAGTAGTTGGTGGAATTGCAAAAGCACAAGCAAGAAATTACATTAAAACAATTACTCCAACATCAGCAGACGATACATTACGAACAGTAAAAATCGCTACAGATAAAGTAGTAACAGCATATCGAGAAACAACATCAGACGATTTGAAAGTATTTGTATCTACTCTAAACACAGCAGACTACAACAATGTATTTACAGTAGGTGCAGTAGTATCAATTACAGCAAACCTTGCTACAGGTGCAGAAACATACGATGTCTCACAAGTTGATACAGATAAATTCTGCGTAACTTATGTAGAAACAGGTGCATTAACACTTGTAAAACATGTTATTGCTACCGTTTCAGGTACTACAATAACTCTTGGAACTCCAGTAACAGCTTATACAGCAGCAGGGAACGTAAGTAAAATAACTTCTTGCTATGTATCAGCAGACAAAGGATTCTTTGCAGTTACATCTAACGTAGGGAACGCTTTCGGAGTTGCATTTACAGTTTCAGGAACAGTAGGGACATTCGGTACTCCAGCAGACCTTGGTGCAAACTCTGCAGCAGATATTATTTCAGCTCTTATCGCTACAGATAAAATCGCATTATCATCAGCAGGATACGCACGAGTAATTACATTGTCAGGTACAACGATTACCGTAGGAACAGCAGTTCAATTTGCTACAACATACGCACAGACATACACCTATCACGATATTGTTTCGCACATTACAGACGGATTTGTAGTACGATTCAATTCAACTGGAACAACCGCACAACATTGTGTGATGACAGTATCAGGTACAACAATTACAGCAGGAACAGTGCAAAACGCAGGAGAAGGTTCAGGTGCATTATATGTAGTATCGGCAACACAAGTATTATCTCGTTCATCTTCAAGTGGATTTACTAAACTCTATACGATTTCAGGTACAACCATTGACGATGACAACACTTCAAAACTAACCATGCCTTTTACAGATTGTTCACGAAGAAAATTTGTAGACATGGGAACATATGGATTTACTCACACGCTAAGTGGAACATCATTGCAATATTCATTTGTAGGGATGTCTAATTCATTTATCGGCTTCTTACAATCAACACTCACACAAGGACAAACAGGTGCAGTATTGGTTCGAGGAGTAGATAGTAATCAAACAGGGCTTGTAGCAGGTACAACCTACCTTGTATCAAGTGGTTCTCTTACAGCAGTAGAAGAAACAGTAACAGTAAACACACTAGATGATATTCAAATAGTAAAAGCTATTACATCAACATCAGTATTAATTTAATGTCTTCACTCTCTTGGCTCAATCTGTATGGTGAGCCAAGGATAGTGCAGAGATTGCACAAATATATGCAGGAACAAATTAACCAATTACAACAACAGATAGTAGATTTGCAAAATGAATTAAATTTAATGAAATCAGCAGGATCTTATCCGTACGACATGGAACAAGCTTTGCGAGATAGACTAGATATTGATTCATTAAAAAATAATCCTAGTGCAAAAGATGTTTCAACTGAGACACAATCGGTTGATGAGGGGGGAACTGCTACTTATGATGTTGCAAAACCAATGGACGGTTTTGAGGAAAAATTTGTAAACGGAGAGATTCGATATTACCCATACTATTTATGATAACAATCCCATCACAATCAGATAAAAAGTGGTCACAAACCAATTCTGGTGATGTTTTTGGTAATCTTTTCAGTACACGAAATATTTCTTTTGATAGGGAGGGGTATTTATCTCTAGCTCCAAAGGTTCGTGCGTACTACAAAACAACATCTAATGGTGCAGATTTTGACAATGTAGTCTCTATTGTATTTTCTCCCATTGGTGATTTGGTTATTACCAGTGATGAAGTTTTTGAAATGGATTTATCTAATACTAGCGGATCACCTCTTACATTAAATGCAGATTCTGGCGTTCAATCAGCAACATTAAATGGAGACGGTATTGCTTGGAATGGATATATTTATCAAACAGGTTCAACCGCAACTAAATATTGGAATGGTAGTGCATGGACTTCTGCATCAATATCTCTAGTATCAGGCGTACCTCACCCAATGGCTGTTTTTGAATCACTAAACTATCTTGCTATTGCTACAGATAAAAATATTGTAAAATTATACAATACAACACATAACTTAATAACAACCCTTACAATTCCAGCAGAAAATGAGATTCAGTGGCTTGTATACAAGGATAGTAATCTCTATATCGGTACTAGAAGCCTCGTAGGGCGTAATGGGCGTATGTATGTGTGGAATGGTTCAGGAAGTGCCGCACAGAAGGCATATGACGCAAAAGGAGAGGCATTAATGTCAGGTTGTGAGTATGCAAACTCGATTGCAACTATATCAAGTATTGGTCAGGTACTTCTATTTAATGGAGGTGGTTTTTCAGAACTTGGAAATCTCCCAGTTTATTATACAAACTATAAATGGACGGATTCTGCTCAACGAGTTGCTCGACGTGGAATGGTAGCAGATGGAGATATTCTTTATATTAATATTGAGGGACAGGTAACATCGAACAATCAAACAATAAACCTTCCAACGCAACCATCAGGATTATGGTGTTACGATCCAAAAGCGGGACTTTATCACAAAGCAGGATATTCAGCAGACTATCCAACATATGCAAGTGTAACAGCGGTCAATACAGCAACAGATACAATCACTCTTGGAACAGCAGTTTCAACTCAAACAGGTGAGCCAATTATGTATTCACAAGTTACATCAACTATTGGAGGTATTGCTACAAATAGAACATATTATGCAATTCGTGTAGACTCAACACATTTCCAATTTGCAGAAACATACGACAATGCTATTGACGGAATTGCTGTAGATATAACAGCAGACCCTGGAACATATACAGGTATTTTGGTATGCCCTAAGGGAAATGACTTCGGAAATGTTTACAACGAAAGTCTGATTGCAGGAGCAATCGCACTGATACCAGAATCACGTCAATTTTATGACTTCTTTACAAATAGAATACTTTTTGGAGCATGGAGAGTACCAGATAATCTAGTTGGTACTACCTATGCAACATTAAATTCATTTGCACAAGGTGAAAATAGAGGAAGTTTCGTAACACAAAAGATTTTCAGTGATAATATCGAGGATAACTTCCATAAAATTATTACAAAAGTTAGAAATCTCTATAGTACAAACGATAAAATTGTGGTAAAATATAGAGTAGTAGAAAAACAATTCTTTCCAATAACAACAGATTCTTATCAATTATCTTCATATAACATTACATGGACTTCAACGAATACATTTACTGTTTCAAATAGCAAATGGTCACTTGTTGAAGTAGGTAATGAAGTAGAAATCATCGCAGGTTCAGGTTCAGGGTATACAGCACACATCACAGACATTTCAGAATCAGCTGGAACATATACAGTAACCATAGATGAAGTAATTCCACTGATTGCAGTATCTGATACATCAAGTGTGATAGTGAACAACTGGATTAAAGGTGCAACTATTACATCAACTGATACAACATTGCACAAACAAACTCCAGTTAATAAGTCATCTAAATGGTTACAAATAAAATGCGAATTGAGAGGAGAGGGAACACAGGTCGAGGAACTCCAAATAGTAAATAAAACACAATTACCAACACAATAATATGGCAACAATAGGACAAATAAAAGCTGCTAGAGCAGCACAAAAACAAGCAGGAGTATCTGGTAGACTAAATGCTGGAGACTTTATCAAGCAAGCAGATGGAACTTATGTAAACCGTAATACTGCGGGTGTTTCACCGTACCAAGGAAGACCTCAAACACCTCAACCAACTCCAGTTCCAGCCCCAAATCTACCAACTACCCCAACACAAGCAAATTCAACACCAACACAACCAAATGTTGTTAATAGTAGTAATCTTGCCCCAGTTGTAAAAACACCACTACCTGACGCAACAGTATCAACTTATGGAGGTGTCGATGGTGCAGTAGATTCAGTAATTGCACAAGCTAAAACAGCCCAAGAAGACTATCTTAAGGCTATCAAAGAACAAGGAACAATTTCAGAATCGGTAGACAGAACAGCACAAGATAAAGCCAAACAAGAGGCAGACAAATTCACAGCTCAACTTGAACAAGAACAGCTTGCTAATCGTAGACGAATTGAAAAATTGCGAACAAATACAACTGGAATGCTTGAGAGTGGTATCACTATTGAAGAAGATAGATTGAACCGAGAATCACTATCAAAACAAGCAGACATTGCTATCCTACAAACAGCCGCAGCTCGTAACTATGATACAGCAGCTGCAATCGCAGATAGAACAGTTGCAATGAAACTTGAACAAAGTAAAGCAAACCTAGAAGCATTGAAGTTATTGGATTCACGAGCTTATGGAGAAGTACAAGCTAAAAAAGAGCGTGAATATAAAGTATTGGAACGAAATGAAAACACTATTGCACAACTTAAACTAAAAGTTGCACAATACGCAGGTTCAAACGCTCCGTCTATTCTTGCTAAACTATCAGCACTCGATACAACTAAGCCAGGTGCTTTTGATGAAGCGGTAGCTATTGCTGGTAAGTATTCAGAAGACCCTCTTGATCGTCAGATTAAACAGGCACAACTTGATAAGGCAAAATCAGATGCTGGTATTGGAGATACTGTTAGTACAAAAATATTAGCGACTAAGCAATTCCAAGCTGCACAAGCCGCTCAGAATTTAAAAAATACATTACAGAAAGCAAAAGAAGCAGTTGAAAAATATGGAAATAAAGAAAAATTAAACGCAGAAGGAAAGGGTATACTTGATACATTGAAAGTTCAGTTGCGATCAGAAATATCAACAGCCCTCGAGCAGGGGGTAGTTGTTCCAGGAGAGGCAGCATCATTCGATGCTATTGCTGGAGAACTAAATAAAAGTTACGGAATACGAAATAAGAAAACACTTGCTTCTCTTAATTCTCTAGCTTCATCAATGGATAGTAGAATTAATACTCAAAAATCTGCATTAACTGGTACATATAAAGTAACTCCACAACAAATTGATACTTTACTAGGTTCTACTGTAGCAACACAAACATCAGAGGAAGATATTGCAAGTCAATACATGCAAGCAGCAACAAACGTAGTCTGGTCATCTTTTGAAGATTAAATATATGCAAACATTTACACAAGAACAATCAAAAAAAATATATCAAGATGCAAAATCTAAAGGTCTTGATGCAAAAAAAGTAATCTATCTTATGGCAAAAGATGGGGCTGTTTTTGATGGTGTAGACATGAAAGGTATATTGTCATATGGTAAACAAAACTATGAACCGAAAGAAGCCCCAAAACAATCAGTAGGTTATTCAGATACAGGAGCAGACATTAAACAAATTGGTACAGGTATTGTAGAAACAGTAAAAGACCGAGCAGGTAACATTAAAGAATCTATTGGAGCTTTTAAATCAGGTGAACAAACACTTGGAGAAACAATAGGTCAAACAGTAGGGCAAGTAGCAGGTGGTATTTCAGGAGTTGCAGGTGAAGTAGTCAAAGGAGGTATTAAAGCAGCACTTCCACAAGAAGCAGAAACCGCTATTAAGCAAGGTATTCAAAAAGGAGTACAAGGAGCTATGGAACTTACCTCACGCTATGAAGAACTTAAAGCAAACAAGCCAGTTCTTGCAGGAGCTATCAACCTTGCTCTAGGTAATGCACCAGAAGACGCAGTATCAGTTATAGATATGATTGAGGGGTATCAACGTATTAAAGAAACAAATCCTCGATTGGCTCGTAATCTTGACGCAGCACTTGGTATCGCAGAATTTGCACTTGATATAGCAACTCTTGGAGGAGGTAAAGTAGCTACACAAGCAGGTAAAGAAGTAGTAGAACAAGGAGCTAAAGCAGTAGGTAGAGGAATTGCACAAGCAGGAGCTAAAGCAGTAACTATGGCAGATGATGTAGGAGCTGGTATTGCTAAAGCAGTTGCACCAGTAAGTCCAGTTGCAGAATCTATCGGTTCAACTATTGGAGGTGCTGTTCGTAGAGGTAAAGAAGCAGTAGTAGAAAGTGTACAGGAAGCACAAAGAGTTGCTAAATTACCAGTTGCCGAAAAACAAGCTGTTCGTTCAGGTCTTGATACAGGGGTTATTGATTTTGTTAAAACAACATCTAAAGAAAATATACCTGTATATCAAAAAATTGTTGAAGCTGCAAAATCAGGTGCAGACGATTTAAGAGGAGGAACAAAAGCAAAAGAGGTAGTAGGTAAAATGATTGTAGATAATGCAGTTACACCTGTTATCAAGCTACGAAATACAGTAGGTAAAAAGCTAGGTGATGTTGTTGAGATACTACCAAAAGTACCAGAAAATGTTTCTGATCTTCGTGACGAAGTCGCTCAAGTTTTGGAATCAGTTGGTGTACGAGTAGGAAACAAGGGTAAACTTGTTAGCACGAGAGGTGGTGTAAAGGGAGACCTAACCGCATATCAAAATATGTGGGACAGAATCAAGTCAGGTTATGCTTCACAACGAGAACTACATGACATTCGTTCAGCAGTATTCAAAGAGTTTGACCTTGCTAAAGCACGACAAGCACCATTCTCTGCACAGGCAGACAATGTTGCAGAACAATTCCGCTCTATATTAAATAAAGGAATTACCAACAAACAATATACAACTCTTAGTAAACAATATGCAGAACTTATGAGACCACTACAAGACTTTGTTAAGTATATTGGATATAAAGGAGATATTGAAAAGTTAGGAACTCAAAATTTACGAGTTGCAGAAATTGCACAACGAGTACTAGGTAATGCTTCGGCAAGACCACAGGAAGTTATTGATGCGATTACAGCACTTGCAGATAAAGCAGGTAAGGGTAAATTATCAAAAGATATTTCTGATGCTATTAGATTTTCAGATTTGATTGAAGACTTTTACGGACTACAACAAACACGCTCGCTTGCTGGACAAGTCGCCAAGGGAACAAAAGCAGGAGTTGAGGGTGCTACAGAATCAGTAATACAAGGTGCAGCAAATGGAGGAGTTACAGGAATGGTAGGTAGTATGGTAAAAGGTGTACTAGGAAAAACTACTGCAGAACAGCAGAAAGCACTAGACGCACTATTAAATTCACTATCTAAGACTAAGCCCAAAAAATAGGGCGAGGATTCCCAAGCTCCAGTGAATTGAAAACAAAAATACAATGAATCCAATTACTGCAGCAAAGAATAAACACAATAAGATTAGCGTTAAAATATTTTCCATACATTAAGCATGTACTATATTTATACAATAGTCAAAATACTTATCCCCAGTTACATTTCCTTATGGAGCATCACATGGTGCTTCATATAGGGCATATAACCCCTAATCAATTAAAATTATGGAGAAATCATTACGAGAAAAAATCAAAGAAATAGAAAGTTTATCTAAAAACAATGCTTCTACACTAGAGGCAAACATTTCTGACCTTACAGAAGGTGTTTCAATTATCACCGATGTTATTTCTGATATACCAAAAACAATCGATGAGAAAGTTTCTAAAGTAAAATCAGAACTTGATACTAAGATTTCAAGTCTTAAATTAAAGAAAGGTGATAAAGGGGATTCTTACATCCTCACACCTAAAGATAAGAAGGATATTGCTTCATCAATCACTGTTCCTGTAGTGACAAAGATAATTGAAAAGGTAGAAAAAGCAGATGAAACACCAGAAGAGATTGTAACTAAACTTGAATCACTTGTTGGAGATTCGCGCCTTGATTATTCTGCTATTCGTGGAATGGATGATTTCCTAAAAAAGACAGAGCTAGGCGATCTAAGACGAGGTTCAAATGTAGTAATTCGTAATGGTGGTACATCTCTAACAGGTACACCAACAGAAGTAGTCTATTTCGATGCTTCAGGTAATCCAACTTCAGATAGTCTCTTTACAAGTAATGCAACTACAAAAGCAAGAGTAGCAGCACGAACTACAACTCAAATAGATACCCCAGTTCAATTTGATGGTACAGGTGCTAATGACCTCACTTACGATGCTTCAGGTATCACTACAGCAGAACCAATCTCATTTGAAGTTATAATTTCAGTAGGAGACCCTACCTCACCTAACAAATTCTCATGGACAGATAGTAACGGAGGAAGTGGTACAGATATCACAATCTTGCCAGGTCTTGCTCAAACACTTTCAAACGGAGTAGACATTACCTTTGCAAGTGCTACAGGACATGACGCTACAGACTTATTCGCATTCGCTGTTATCCCAAGTACAACTACAGGATTTTACACAAACGATGATGTTCTAGGATTCGGATTTCCAGGTTCAGGAGTTCTAACAGAAGCAACAGACGGAGCTATAGATTTCAACGGTGTAATAAATCTTGATAGCGGACTTAGTTCAGTACAATATTATGCAGACGCCATTGGAGATTACTTCACTTCAGTTGTTTCAGGTAAAAATAATTATTCTGTAAACGTATCAAGTACCACAGGAGATATTCAACAATCATTCCGAGATGGTATCGCACGATGGGCAGTCAATGACGGTACATCAGGTACATTACAATTAGGTAGTGCAGGATTGCTCGTAAATGATGCATACCTACTTCCTACCGCAGACGGTACAGCAGGACAAGCATTGCTTTCAGATGGTGCAGGACAATCATACTGGGGAAGTGCAGGAGGTACACCAGCTTTGACTGATACTTATATCGGTTTCGGAAGTCCAAGTAATCTTTTGACAGGAAGTGCTGGATTTACAAAAGTTGGTAATGTGGTTAGTCTTGGAGATATATCAGACCAAGGAATATTTAGGGCAGTTGATACTGGTGGAAACTATACAGCATATACATCTATTGGAATAAGTCGTACAGCAAACTCTGGTTCATTTGCTATAAGTGGTTCAAACGCTACTGGAGCTAACGCTATTGGTGGAAATATTTATATATATGCGGGGGCACAGACAGGGAATGCCACTGGACCATATTTCGAACTACACAACTCTCGTGAAAGTGCAGCATCTGGTTCAACACCAGCAGCACTACATCCATTCTTACAAAATCATGATGCAGTAACAATTCTTGGATATGCAAGTGGTACAGGTAACGGTACAAACATTACAGTAGACGACCTCACACAATTAGTCACAAGTAATTCAGGAGGAGTAAATAAAAATACGGTCACTGGAAAAAGTTACACAATCACTGATAACACTACAACGTCAGTATTTGAAGTAGCATTACCAGACGGAGGTATGACTGGTGGATTCTTTGATGTTACCGTATCAGCTACAGACGGAACTGATTATCAAGCTCATTCAGACCATGTAACCTATGCAGCGGTGAATAAAGCAGGTGCATATACTACAACAATTCAATCAAGTAACGGAGATGATGCAATCGCAACATCAGCTGGTACACTAACAGTAGTATGGAATATTACTACTGGAACAGATAAAATTATTGTTCAAGTAACAGCAAACTCAAGTCTCACAGCTCCCACTGTAAAAATCGAAGGAATGAATATTGATAACAACAACGGTCACGCATTAACATTCTTACTATAACCATATGGCATACATAAAATCACACACAACAAAATCAGGAGTGGAAGGTAACTACTGGCGGATTACAAAAGCCGATGTAAATAAAATTACAGGTAAAGCTCTTGTAGAAGTAAACCTCTATGTAACAAAAGAAGCTCGTCAAGCAGGAAAATCTCCACTTGATAAAAAGAGTTTCATCATTTCACTTCCAAGTATCGACCTATCAAAAGACCTTTTTGAAGAATGTTACGCAGCTATTAAAACAGCTAACGAACGTGACTTCCAAAATCCTCTTATGCAAGGTGAAGCATATTTCGCAGACGCAGAAAAAGATTTGTAATACTGTAGGACTCATCAGAAATGGTGGCTCCTATCAGTCTTATAAGGACTACATTATGGAAAATGAAA